GAAGACCTTTCCGGCATTTTGGCGCCTTGCTCCCCATCAAGATTTGTCCAAAATCTGAATGAAAAACTGACAGTAATTCTTACAATTTCATTATTTGTAGTATAACTTAATTCTGCTCCGCCTATTGTTTTTGGGTATGCTTCATGTAATTTTAATCCATATTGTTTTTTGTCCTGCCTATCTAATAAATGTATTTCCACACTACCAACATAATCATCATAATAACCAACATCCCAAGTTTTTTCATTGAAAGCTAGTTTTTGCCAGTTTTCAAAGAACACTCTTTCTTTAAGGCCAGGAGATGATTGAAATGTCAAAGAAACATCTTCAGCAAAAGTAACACCCTCAACAATTTCTCTTGTTGGACCATATATGTTAGTATCTGTTGCACTTGCTAAATTTCTTCCCGGCAATGTTACAGATTCACATCTTAATGATAAGGAACGAGCTTCGTTAGCATCACCACTTTTTCGTGGACCAGTAATTGTTACTTGGTATCTATTCGGATACGCATAACCGTCAGCTGATAAAGCTTCAAGCAAATTACCAAATGCGCTTGAATCTGTGAATTGTACCATTAAATCATACTCCTTGACTCTCTCCAAACTTCTTTCTCAGATGCTTTCTTGAATCTTTGTACAGGTAATAAAGTTGCTACCGTAAATTCGTCTGCATCTATTCTACGAAATTGGGACTTTGTGTGCCCTGCTAAGTATCTATGTATTGTAGGTTTAACTAAATTTATTCCTTTCAATTTACTATAATTAGCAACAATTTTTGTTGTTTCATCAAATTTTGTATTATTAGAATAATCCACAATTCTATCCAAAAGTCTTATTCTTAAAGGTATTGGTAGATAATGAAAGTTTATTCCTAGAAATCCATCAGGGTATCTATCAATAGGTAATACAAGAGGAAATGTATCATAATAAGGCAACTTCTTTTTATGTTTTGGGTCATAGAAAAACATATTCAACCGTCCATAAAAAGGTGCATTTGCTCTTTTCCCATCTCGTATTAAATCCAATGCGCCAGGTTTACCAAATTCTTTTATCTTATCTTTATACCATTCAGTTGAACGTGGTCTACCTCTTGTAGCATCCAATACACTTTGTATGTAATTACTTAATGCAGCCATACGATTATTTATAACGAATACCCAAATCTTCCTCTGTCATTATCTTGAATTCCATATCATTATTATTGCACCACTCTGTAGCATATTTCC